GCCGGAGATTTTATCCGCCGGCATGAATGTCATCAGCAGCCTGGTGCAGGGCATCTCCTCGTTTCTGCCGGAGCTGATTCCGGCGGCGGTGAACATGGTGCTGGAGCTTGCAGGCGGTCTGCTGGACAATCTGCCGGAGCTGATTGACAGCGGTATTCAGCTGCTGGAGTCGGTGGTGGAGGGTATCACCAACGCCCTGCCGGATATTGCAGAAAAAGCGCCGGAGATCATCATGAAGCTTGCAGATGCGCTGATCGAAAAGGGACCGGAGCTGATCGTCACGGCAGCTGATCTGATGATCAAGCTTGCGGACGGATTGATCAAGGCAATCCCCAAGGTGACCAGCCGAATCCCTGAGATCATCACGCATATCAAGGACAAGTTTCTGGAAACGGACTGGTCAGCGTTGGGAGAACAGATCATGGAGATGGTGGTGGACGGTCTCAAAGCCGTCGCCAATCTGGCAATCGGCGGAATCAACTCGATGATCGACGGCGCCAACCTCATCCCCGGCATTGGCATCCCGCACATCCCGTACCTTGCACACGGTACAGCGGACTGGCAGGGCGGCTTTGCCCGCATGAACGAGGGCGGCAGGGGCGAGCTTGTGGCGCTGCCAAACGGCGCACAGGTGATTCCCCATGATATCAGCAGGCAGTACGCCAGGGAGGCGGCACGGATGCACAGCGGGAGCGCTGTCATTGAAATGGACTATAACGCCATGGGCGAGGCGGTTGCTGCTGCAATGGCGGGCGTCGACATCCACAGCACGCTGTATCTGGACGGCAAAACCGCAGCCGACACCCTGACCCCGTACATCGACAAAAACCTCGGACGGCGTGCATCTGCCGCCAACCGTTACGCACGATAGGAGGAGCGTATGGCAGACTATCTTGACGCCGCCGGCAGCATTTCCGGCGACGTGGAAAAAATCCGAAAGGCCCTGTACGGCAGAGAGGTGCGAGCCTCCATTGCGGAGGCGATCGAGCTGCTGGACGCACAGGACACCAAACGGGACGACGCCACGGCGGAGCTGGAGCAAAAAGTCAAAGACCTTGTGACGCTGGAAAATGCGGACAAGATGGGCTTTCTGAACATCCAGAGCACAGAGGGCAGCGGCGCATACCGCCTGATCTATCGCTTTGCCGACGGCACGACCACCGTAGACCGGGTGAACGCTGATCCGGCGCTTGCGGGCACGGAAATCATTCTGGGCACCAGCATCTATACCTATGCCGCAGCCGGCTGGCTGTCCTATGTGGGCGAGGTCGGCGGCACGATGGGGCAGGTCAACCGCCTCAATCACCACATGCCGTGCGGATTCAAACGCATTACCGGTACAGACGGTGTAGAGCGTGTCATGCTGCTGGATGAGGATGAACAGCGCATCCCCGCCGACCGTGACGGGGATGTGGAACAGTGCGGCATTCTGTACAATACCAATGGCACAGCAGTCCGTGGCGTGCGCCTCGACAAAGACACCAAGCTGTATTTTGACAACCTTGTATCACGGATTGCAGCGCTGGA